AGTAAAAGATGCTAATGAATTAGCAAAAACCTCTAAAGAAGTTGCTGTTAAGGCTAAAAATGATTCTAAATTTAGAGACATTTATGATGACGTTAAATTATTAAGAAATAAAATTAGAACTCATATTCGTAATAATTACCCTGAAGAGTATAGAAAAACTGTAGGTTTTAATGAAGAAATAGTAGATGAAACGTCTACTACAGGTGGTGGAGCAGGTGCTGCTTCATTTACAGGTGGAACCGGAATGCAATATGCTACACCTTATGCTTTTGGTAAAAAAGGAGATGCTAAAAAAGGTGGGATTTATACTAAAAAATTTGGTTATAAATTAGTTCCAAAAAAAATTAAGGGATCAGGTTTAGAAGTAAAAGACTTATTTGAAGCAGAAAGTCCAGATTCTTTCCAAAAAAAAAGAATTGCATCATTTGATCAAATAGAAAATGAATTGAATGACATTTACAAAATGTTATCTAATGCTAAAAATGAAACTGCTCAATATTATGCAGATAATCCTAGCTCATATAATGTAATCAAACCAACTGATTTAGTTTTAGATTATATTAAAGATATTAAAGATTTACTTAAAGGAGAATAATAATGGCTATTAACGTCTCAGTAACACAAAGCATTGAAACCCAACCATCAGATTTGACAGCTGGTACTCCAGTTACTTATAGTATTGATAACCCATTAAACTATTCTTCTTATTTTACATTAGAAACTGTAAGAAATGCTGATGGTTTTTATGATAGCACTTCACCAAAAAACATAGAAGGATCTTTTACATTAGGGTCTGGAGTAGTAGATGTTGTAAGTGATAATTACAAAGCAGGAGCTATAGTTGCATCTGGTGGAGGAGAATTAATATTTACACCTACTAATAACGTAACAGCTGCTACTCTATTACTAAGAGGAACAGGAACATAAACTTTATAATATTTATAAATAAAATGAAACAAAAAACATTACAAGAACAATACAACCTTATTAAAGAGGGTAAAGGAAATGCTGAGGTGTTTGTAAAAGCAGCCAAAAAGCAATTTCCAAATTTTGTTCGTAACTCAGCAACATTAAACGAAACAATTTCTAGTTTAAAACACAACCACCTTATCTCAGAAAACTTAATGGGAATTGGAGTGGTATCTACAGGCAATACATCCCCAGATTGGTTTAAAATATTTAACGAAAATATGGAAGTAGTAGCTGAAGAAGCTAAAGCTGTAGAAAAAAAAGTGTCTAAAGAAGTTGAAGAATTAGAAGGTAAAAATTTTGATTACAAAGACAAGAAAAATATTGATAATGTTTATGGTGAAGCATTTTTAAAAGGATACTATGCAGAAATGAAAAATCCTAAAAATACAGACAAAACCGTAGACGAATTAGTAGAAATGGTAGCTAAAAATTTAGCTAAAGACCAATTATATTATGTTAAAGATGGTCAATTTGGAGAAATGGGTGTCGGTTATACTGACGAATTACCTGGTTTAAAAGCTTCAAAGACTGATAAAATGGAGGAAGTCCCAATGAACGAAGGTAGAATTAATTTATTAGATATTATAGAAGGTTATTCTGAATTTCAACGTGATGATAAAGGTTCAAAAGATGTAGATGCTAAGGATAAAGGTGAGCAAGATGCATTTGGAGCTGGAGTTAAAAAAGGTGAAAAGATTGAAAAGAAAAAAATGAAGAAAGAATCAACTGATTCTAAACTTGCCGAAATCGAAAGAAAAGGTAAAATTGCTACTTTAGAAATGCAAATTGAAGCGTTAGAAGAAATCATTGAAGGTAAAAACCAAAGAATTTCAATGGTTACTGAAGATGAAAGTTTAGCTGAGATGATGGATAAAAAGAAAATGAAAGAAATGCAGCGTGAAGTTAAAGATCTTGGAAAGAAAAAAATGAAGATGGAAAAACTTTACGAAAAAATGTGTGGTAAAAAATACGTAAAAAGAGAAGTAGTAGACGAAACCCAAACAGAAGAATAAGATGAAAAAAGTACTAGTCGAAACTCAACTCTTTAAAGTAAACCCTATTTCCTTAACTGAAAGTAAGGTTTCTGAAAGAGGTAACCCTGTTGTAGAGGGTATTTTAGCAACTGCCGAAGTAAAAAACGGTAATGGTCGTTATTACTCTAAAGATCTATGGGAAAGAGAAATTGATAAGTACAATGAACTTGTTAAAGAAAATAGAGCTATGGGAGAATTAGATCACCCAGAATCTCAAGTAATTAATCTCAAAAATGTATCCCATAATATTACAGATATGTGGTGGGATGATGATAACGTAATGGGTAAAATTGAGATTTTACCTACACCAAATGGTAATATTTTAAAAGCACTTATTGATAATGGTATTACAGTAGGTGTGTCATCTCGTGGTATGGGTTCACTTAAACAAATGGGTGAAATAATGGAAGTACAAGATGACTTTGAATTACTATGTTGGGATTTCGTTTCAACACCTTCAAATCCTGGATCGTATATGCATTTAGTAAATGAAGGTTTAGATTTTTCTAACCAAGACAAATATACAAATGTAAATTCTATTATCTCAGAAATTTTATGCTCTAACGGACAGTGTCCGATTCTATAACCCCCCCCTTAGGGCGCTACCCTAAGACCAAGAAGCCCTCGAAAGAGGGCTTTTTTTTTACATTGCGACTCTTAGATATTTTCATATATGTATTGCTGTTAATATGCCATCTCTTATATGGCATCAAAAATTATATGTAAAACCCCCCATTACGTTTCTTGAATAAACGTAGTTTCCCAACAAAAAAATTTAGGAAAAATGAACAGAGATTTCTTGAAAGAAGCAATCGCTGATGCAAAAACCGTAAAGGAATCAGCCATTGCAAATGCTAAAGTCGCTCTTGAAGAAGCTTTCTCTCCACAACTCCAATCCATGTTTGCTAGTAAAATAGAAGAAATGGAAAAAGAAGAAATGGAAGAAGGATACGACGAGATGGATGAAGGTAAAGAAGAAGTAGAAGAAGTTAAAGTTTACGAAAAAGAAGTTGAAGAATCAATCGAAGAAGCCAAGGACGAAATGGACGAAGCTAAAGAGATGGATGAAGAAATGGATTTGGATGAAATTTTAGCCGAACTAGAAAAAGATGAAATGAAAGAAGGATCGGATGAAATGTATGAAGAGAAAGATGAAGTAAACGAAGCCGAAGAGGAAGAAATGGAAATGGACTCAGAAGAGGAAGTGAAAGTTGACGCTGAAGAAGGTGAAGAAGAAGATATCGATCTTGAAGACATGTCTGAAGATGATCTTAAGAAATTCATTGAAGACGTAATCGAAGACATGGTTAAAGCTGGAGAGCTTGAAGCCGGAGATGACTTCGAAGATGATGTAGACGTTGATGTTGACGCAGAAGGCGAAATCGAAGTAGAAGATGATGAAATGACTGCTGTCGATATGGCTGAAGGTGAAGACATGGACGAAGGTAAAAAAGAAGACATGGATGAAGGAGAGGACAAAATGGATGAAATGAAAAAAGATTTAGATGAAGCAATAGAAACTATTGCAACATTAAAATCAGAACTCAATGAAATCAATTTGTTAAACGCTAAGCTCCTCTATTCAAATAAAATCTTCAAGTCTAAAAACATGACGGAATCACAAAAGGCAAAAGTTTTAGGTGCTTTTGACAAAGCCGGAACTGTTTCAGAAGTAAAAGTAGTATTTGAAACTCTTAATGAGAATTTCAAACCTGCTAAAAAGACCGTAAACGAAGGTGTTATCGGTTCTGCTTCTAAAGCAACTGGTTTAGTTAAAGAAGCTAAAAAACCTATTGTTGAATCCAATGAAATGGTAGATAGATTTAAAAAATTAGCAGGTATTATTTAATTTTAAACAACTAAAAAAAAACACAAAAAAAATGAGTCAATTAAAATCTCTTTTAGAAAGTGCTAATCCATACAAGTCATTGCAAAGCGATGCTGCTAGATTAGCCGGAAAATGGGACAAGACAGGTTTGTTAGAAGGTATCGGAAGCGAAACTGATAAAAACAATATGTCTATGATCCTCGAAAACCAAGCCAAGCAATTGGTTATGGAAGAATCAAACACTGGTGGTGGTGATGGTGCTGGAACATTTAGCGCTGGTACAGGTGCACAATGGGCTGGAGTAGCTTTACCATTAGTACGTAAGGTATTTGGTCAAATTGCAGCGAAAGAATTCGTTTCAGTTCAACCAATGAACTTACCTTCAGGTCTAGTATTTTATCTAGATTTCCAATATGGAACTACTAAAAATCCATTCACTGCAGGTGATTCAATGTATGGTAATACTGGTGGAAATCTTCCATTTGGTAACACAAACACAGGTGGTGCTTACGGAGCTGGTCGTTTTGGTTATTCAATCAATAACACTGCTTCAATCGTTACAGCTACTACAGGTGCTGCAGCTACATGGGCGGATATGAATTTCGATTCAGATTATTCTGCTTCATTTGGTCAGTACAAATTAGTAACTATCCCTACTGCATCAATTCCTAATTTTGATGAAGAAGCAGTTCGTGCCTTTGTATTAGCAACAGGTTCAGTATCTCTTCCAGCTGGTATTGCAGTTCCTGCATTTACTACAGTTTCAGGAAATACTATCCAGTTCGTAGTATCTGGTTCAGTTATGCCAGTTCAAGGTTCAGATGTTACTTTAACTTATTCATTACAACCAACTGATGCGAATCGTGGTGATTTTGAAGATGGTAACACTAACTTGAATGGTAGTAATGGAACACTTGCGATTCCAGAAATTAACGTTCAAATGAAGTCTGAAGCAATCGTTGCTAAGACTCGTAAATTGAAAGCTGTTTGGACTCCTGAGTTCGCTCAAGATCTTAACGCTTACCATAGTTTAGATGCTGAAGCTGAATTAACTTCTATCATGAGTGAGTATATCTCATTAGAGATTGACCTCGAAATCATGGATATGTTGATCGATTCTGCTGCTGCTGGTACTGAGTTCTGGTCAGCTGAGAATAACAAAGGTATCAACGCTGGAGGTACTGCGTTTGATGTTGATTTAGGTTTCTACAACACACAAGGACAATGGTTCCAAACTTTAGGAACTAAAATGCAGAAATTAAGTAACACTATCCACCAGAAAACTCTTCGTGGAGGTGCTAACTTCTTAGTATGTTCTCCTACAGTAGCTACTATTTTGGAATCAATCCCAGGATACGCTAGTAACTCTGACGGTGATGTAAGCAAAGCTTCTTATGCATTTGGTGTACAAAAAGCAGGTGCTATCAATTCAAGATACACAGTT